CGCCCTGGTTGATCGACACGCCCCCCAGACCAGCTGTGCCAGCCGTGGTATTGAGCGCGAACTGATTCGACCCACCGACCTGATTCGTCGCCGTGCCGCCGGCGCCGAGGAACGATCCTCCGACCGTGAACGGACCTACCGTGGTCGTCGAGAGTGCCACTGTGGCACCCGAAGCCGCCGTGTTCGTGATGCGGATGAGGGAAAGCTGAGTGGCCGCTACCGCCACACCTGTCGTCGCATTGACCCCGGGCGGGCCACCCACGAGTCCACCGGTGTAGGTGGAGGTCCCCACGATGGTCGTGTAGGTGTTGAGCGAAAACAGCAGCAGCGCCGCGTGCGCGGTGAACTTCGCCGACACACCCGCAGAACCTGCGGTCATGATGGAGGTCCACGACATACGCGCGGTGTAGGACGGATGATCGTACCCCATGCTCTTCAGTGACATGATCGACTCCTCGTACGGACCTCTCCCGCGTTGTTAGGCCGTGAGCCGGTGCGGAGTAGGTCGCACCGCTAGCCTATCGGCCATTATGCCGCTGAATCCCATTTCACGATGCGTGTGTTGGCTGCGAGTGTGTGGACGATCCCGTAGCCCCCAAGGTAATACCAAGCAATACCCTTGCTTCGACCGAAATCGCTCGGGATCTTCCCGCGCATCTCCTCCGGTACTGCAATCGCTTCGGCCACCGTGTCGTTGCCGAAGAAAAAGATCCAGTCAGAAAGGCCGTTGGTCCACGCAGTCGTGGTCGTGCCATCGGTGCCTGTTCCCTTGGCGATGTTGGTCTGCTCGATGTAACGGGTGTTCTCGTACCGACCCACTTCCGCGTTCATGATGAGATTCATACCCGTGTCGGAGTACTGGTGGATCCCCTCGAGCGCGTTCTTGAAGGTCCTTAAGGTCGTCGGCCACGCGATCGCGTAGTAGTCATCTGCGATGTAGGCCGGGATGTTGCGCTCCTTCATCGCATCCGTGATCGCCTTCGCGTGCGCGTTGGAGAAGGCAATCGAGTTGGTCCCGGTTACCGTTCCGTTGGTGTAGAGCGTGATCGCAACTGCCGAGGTTCCACCGACCGGGATCACCCGCAGCAGTGTCTGATTGAACTGACCCCAGCCCAAGCGGTCGTGGAACTTCACGCAGTCGTTCTTCAGGACCTTCTTGATCACATCCTCGACCGGGAACTTCGACAGGTTATCTAGCTTGCCGGAGTAGGGGATGGAGTTCGCACCCTCGGTGACGGTGAGGGTCCCCTGGGTGATCGTGAAGTTGGTCTCAGGGACCGTATTGGTCTCGGTGAGCACTTGACCGGCTGTGGCGACATCCGAGAACACATCCCAAGTGAAGGTATCGCCCTTCTTTTTACCCTGCTGGGAGACATCGTGAACGTCCGCGAACTGGCGGAACTTCACCAGCGGTTGAACCGCGGCGCGTAGGACGTTGGAAAGCTGTCGGCTGTAGAAGTACCCGCCGAGGGTATTGATTGCCCAAACTTGGCCGGCCATGCGTGACTCCCCTCGCGGAGAGTCATGGCTGGCTCTCAGCGATTGCGAATAGGCCCGTGTACGACTGCCCGAGGTTGATGCCGCGCTTGCGCGATCTTCTGGATCACACTCGTCATCGGCTCTTCCTCGTCCTCGTCAGCCTTCGTCGGGGTGCGTTCACCCGCTGGCGTCGGCCGACGCACTTCCGCTTTGCGCCGTGCCTTATCCGAAGGGCCTGAGCTTTGCCGGCTCACTCCGTACGCTTTCTGAAGCTCCTCACGAATCTGATTTCCCACCCGTCGCAACCGCTCTTTGGCCGGCATCTGGGGATTCTGGGCGGCTAAGGTCGCGTCCAGTTCCCCGGCGTAGGACTTCATCGCCTGGTGCTTCAGCTCGTCCCGGTACTCCTCCTCGAACCACGTCACGGCTTCGCGGAACGTCACACGCGAGTCAAATCGCTCGTCCAGAGCCCGCAACACGTCGGGAGTCACCGCCGATGGCGTTGCGTCTAAGAGCTCCGTCAGCTCATCGATCGCTTGCTCGTCACCCATCGCCTGACGCTGCAGAAGCGTCTTGAGATGGGCTCTACGTTCCTCTTTTGCCCGGGTCTTAGCCTGCTCCTCTTCGGCAGAAGGCTGGGCCCGCGTGGCTTTTCTAGCAGTATCCGCGGCGACTTGCAAATATTCATCAGCCGCATCGACCTTCTGAGCACTCGCGCGGATCTGCGCCAACGTGCGCCAGCGCTCCTCTCCGTTCACGACAAGCCGGTATTCCTTGACCCCGTTCACCTCGCGAACGTCATCCGCTCCGGCCTCGCGAGCTTCGTCGTCCTGATGTTCGGCAACCTGATCGTTTGTCGGCGCTTCCTCGGTTTCTTCGGTGGCTTCCTCTTCGGCCGCTTCTTCTTTCCCCTCGGCCTGAGCCTTCGCCATCGCGCGCGCGGTACGCACGTTCTCCGGCAGATCCTGGTCCGCCCACATCTCCTCGGTAAGTTCTTCGTCGTCCTTGTGATCCCCCGTGGTTTCAGCGGAGTCGGCGATCTCCTCCATCCTCGACAAGCGATCGGAGTTACGTTGCTGGTTCGCTTTGATCGCCCGCTCGGCGGCTTCCCGACGCTCTTCCTCGGTCGGTTCGGGTTTTTCAGTTGCCATGTTCTTCCTTCAGGATTTCAAGGTCCGCACAACCTCGTGAATACGCCTCTTCCAGCCACTCACCGAACTTCGACGCCCGCCAGATAGTGGCTTGAGCGGCAAGGATCTGATCGCTCGACATCATGTGTGCTTTCTCCACCAACTCCCGTGTGGCCTCATCCGATTCGGTCTGAGCGCGGTTGGCAAGGTACTGACCGATGTCGGACTTCCAGAAGTCCGCGATCAACTCGGCGAAAGCGGCCGACTGAGCGCGCGGGTCGTTCGGATCAAGCCCGACTGCCATCTTTCGGCCTCAACGCCGCTTCTTGAGTGCGACCCGCAGCGGCGATCTGGCCCTGTTGCTCGGCGGACTCCTTGGCATCGTCCTGGACTTGATCCTGCCGGTCCTTCGCCATCAGGTGCTCGACATACAGGTGAAGGTTCTGGTGCTCGTCTTCCTTCTGCTCGAGCAACGCCTTGGTCAAATTGTTCTCTCGCGCAACCCGCAGCTTCACCACGTTCGACTCGTGCTTGTCGCGCCGCTCGATCATCAGTTGCTGTAGCTTCATCTGCAGTTGCTTGACCATCTGCTGCAGCTTGACCATCTCTGGATTCTGACCCAACGTGAATCTCTCTCCATCCTGGTAGCCCGAGAGCGCCATGATCTCCTTGAAAACTTCCTCGAGGTTGACCCCGGGAGGAGCGAGTTTGGCGATCTGAGCAAAGCCCATCCCCGCCTGAAGGAACCGATGGAGCTTGACCGTGGGGTCTGTGGCACCCATGCCGACGTTCACGGTCGTCGTGAGTTCGGCGTCGAGCAGGTCGTCCGTGATCTGATCCAAGCCGTAGCGCTGATAGGCTTTCGCCTTCTGGCCGGCAATCGACAGGATCGTCTTGTCGGTCTCGTAGTGCTGTTCTAGCAACACCAGCATCTCGACCAGCTTTCGCACCCCGGTCTCAGAAAACGTCAGAAGCGAGTACTCGGTGAGCATGTTCGCGCCCGACTGCAGCATCCGCACCGTGCCCTGACTCTCCCGCGGACTTCTCTGCTGCTGCATCGCCATGGGGTTGAAGTTCCCCACCAGGTCATCGAACGCCTGATTGTTGCGGTCCTCCTCCAGATACGCCGAGGAAGGCAGGTCGCGCGTCTCCATCTGCACGACGTCCTTCTCGGGATCATCGGCGAGCACGATCCGGCCCGGAACGTTACGGACCAGGGCGGGAAGATCGACGTTCCGTCCGCGTTTGGCGAAGAAGCCGGGGTTGATGTGGAACTTCACCGCATCAAGGCGGGAGTTACGAAGCTCGTTCGCCTCATCCGCCAGAGGTTTGGCGAGAGTCGGGACTGAGGACGGCAGGGCCTTGTGGGTTTCCAGAAGCCACAGGCCCATGACGTAGGGACGTTTCCCGTGGAACTCGGTCTCGGTCAATGGCGCGGGATCGGTCAGCCGATGCTCGGAGCGGATCGTGTACCACTCCCAGTCGATCCCACACCACCGGTGAATGTGCCGGTGGATCCAGCAGATGTCGTAATCCGACACCACCCGGCTCTGGCCGGCCGGATCGATGCGAGGAGAAATCCGAGACTGGCGCGTGGAGTCATCCTGAGCATCCCCCACTGCCGCGGCGGCATCGACTTTCTTCCATACCCGCCCCTTGGGATCCGGCCGCTCCATACGATCCTTAACGTCGCACCAGTACATCGGGATCTGATCGATCAGGTACGGAGATTCCTCCAGAGGGTTCATCCAGTTGGCTGAAGGATCGAAGCGGATGTTCTCCAGAGGTCTCAGGTCGACTCGCGGCTGATCGCGCACCAGCTTCAACTCCCGCGTCTTGGGGTCCCGACGGGTGATGTATTCCCAGTAGGGATTCCACACACAGGCCCCCATCGTCTGAGCGTCCTGAGCACCACCTAGGATCACGTGGAACCACGGAATGG